CAAACACCAGAAAATACACGTTATGGTGTACAAGGATTGTTAAGTAATATGTTTGGTGGCAACTTATCTGCTGAAGCATTTAAAGATGATAACGATAAAGGATTGCAATTTTTATTTAACAAAAGATTTTAACAACGGAGCAATGACCCATAATGGAGTTGCATAACAATGGAATACTACACATATATACATATAAAAGATAATCAACCTATTTATGTAGGCAAAGGTAAAAACAATAGAGCTTACACAAAAAGAGATTATGAGAATCATACTGTAAAAATTATAGATAAGGATATATCTGAAAATCAAGCATTAGAGTTAGAAGAATTTTTAATACAAGAAATAGGTATTAATAATTTGTACAACGTATATAACAAAGGACATATTGCTCGTATTACTAATAACATTGATTATAGAAATAAACCTTTTCTAAAACATAAATCACGCATAGTTAAGCAAGGGCCAAAAGAAGTTCGTAGGTTTTGTAAACAAATAATAGATGATGCTTGTGAGGGAAACATAAAAGCAATCAAAATTGTTTTAGATGCTATTCCAAAAAAAACTTTAACTCGCATTCTTTTAAAAAACAAAGACTTATCCAGAGAAATCTCTTATGGATAAAAACGAACAATTAGCTTTAGCGAGAGAAAAAGCCTCTATAGTTAATAAGGGCAATAAACATTCATCTCGTAAAAGTAGAGTTTTAAATAACACCTTAAAACGTAGGTTAATGCAAAACGATGGTGAGGAAGCTAACAAAATTATTATGGCTTTGCTTACTAAAGCTAAAGATGGGGATGTTGCTGCAATTAAAGAGGTTTTAGACCGGGCTGAAGGCAAAGTAACACAAGAATCAAAAATATCTGGTGATAGTGATGAGCCATTAATGATTAAAGTTATTACTGGAATAAATGACAGCGATTAATACTGGATATATACCCAGAGAACCTCAACGATTAATACATAAGTCTGTAAGAGATAATAGGTTTACAGTTGTTGTAGCTCATAGGAGAATGGGTAAAACAGTTGGTGCTATCAATCAATTAATACATAGTGCATTAAATTGTGAGTTAAAGAATCCAAGATTTGCTCTTATATCTCCAACATACAGTCAGGCTAAAAGAATTGCATGGGATATGCTAACCGAATTTACTAGGCCACTAAAAGCTATAAACAACATAGCAGAGTTACGATCAGACTTCTTAGGCCGTAGAATTAGTTTATATGGTGCTGATAGCATTGATGCACTTCGAGGCATATACCTTGATGGTGTAGTTATTGACGAATATGCACAGATAAACCCAAGCCTATTTAGTGAGATTATAAGACCTGCTATCGCTGATAGAAAAGGTTTTGTAATGTTTATAGGCACACCTAAAGGCCGAAACCATTTTGCAACGCTAAGAGATAGAGCAAAACTTGGTAAAGATGGATGGAATTTATTAGAGTTTAAAGCTAGTGAAACTGGATTAGTAGATAAAGATGAGTTAGATGCTGCACTAAAAGAAATGGGTGAAGATAAATACTCACAAGAGTTCGAGGTAAACTTTCACACTCCAGTCGAAGGTGCATATTACGGCAACCTTATAAACGATCTAGAGTTTAAAAACCAAATAAACGATAGTGTAATTCGTGATGATATTTGCAAAACATTCGTATCTTGGGATTTAGGTATGGGTGATAGTACAGCAATATTCGTAGCACAATCAGCAGGACAAGAAATACACATCATAGATTTTTTAGAGAATCATGGACAGGGATTAGATTATTATATTAATTGGTTGAGGGATAACCGATACGATACAGCAGAACAGCTACTCCCTCATGATATACAAGTAAGAGAACTAGGAACTGGCAAGTCTAGGTTAGAGTTTTTAGAAGAAGCTGGATTAAATTGTAGGGTCGTACCTAAATTAAATGTAGATGATGGCATACAAGCCGTTAGAAGAATACTGCCACGTTGTTGGTTTCATACTAAAGTAAAAGATGCAGTTGATCTATTAAGAAATTATCGTAGACAATATGATGAAAAACGAGATGTATTTTTTGATAAGCCTGTGCATGATTTTACCAGTCATGCTGCTGACTCATTTAGATATTTAGCAGTAGGCCTAAACGAAACAGATGACGGATGGGATAAACCATTAGAGATTAATAAACAATGGATAGTTTAAATGGCATATGATAAAAAAATGATGGATAAAGATTCAGATGAAAGTCGAGAGTTAGTTAATATTGTTGGCTCTCATATTGATGATTCTTTAGGCTATGTATCTACGGATACCTCTTTAGAAAGACAAAGAGCTCTAGAATATTACATGAGAGAACCTTATGGCAATGAAGTAGAGGGCCGTAGTCAAATAGTAACTGCTGAAGTAGCAGAAGCTGTTGATGGTGCTTTGCCTCAACTTATGAAGGTCTTTACCCAATCTAAAAACGCTGTTGTGTTCGAGCCGGTAAATGAAGGTGATGGTGAATTAGCAGAACAAGCAACACATTATGTAAATCATATATTTTATAAAGACAATAATGGTGTTGAGTTATTACATGATATGTTCTGGGATGCGTTATGCCAAAAAGTAGGTGTATTAAAAGCATATTGGGATGACAAGAAAGATGTAACCAAAGAAAAATATGACAACCTAACAGAAGATGAACTTGCAATGTTAATGCAAGACGAAGAAATAGAAATAGTAGAACAAGAATCAGTAGAAGAAGTTATAGAGCAAGAACCACAACCAGCAGTTGACCCTTTGACCGGGCAACCTGTAATGGATGAAATGGGTATGCCTATGATGATGGATGTGCCACCGATTATAAATGTTTACTACAATGTTAAATGTAAACGTACCAAAGATTATTCAAAAATAAAAGTAGAGTCAATTGCTCCAGAAGAATTTTTAATTGATAAAAGAGCTACTAACATAGAAGATGCAGAGTTTGTTGCACAAAGAAGTTTAGTAACAAGATCAGATTTAGTCGCTATGGGTTACGACCCAGAAATGGTAGCAGAATTATCTACTGGTGATACGTTAGATTTTACTCCAGAAAGAATAGCAAGATATGACTCTGGTGAAGAACCATTTGCAACTACTGATTCTGAAAATGAAAGTATGGAAGTAGTTGAATACTATGAATGTTATGTTCGTGCTGATTTAGATGGCGATGGCATAGCAGAAAGACACAGAGTTTGTTATGCAGATAATAAAGTGTTAATGCACGAAGAATGTGATTATCAACCATTTCATAGCGTATGTCCTTTTCCAATACCACACAAATTTTTTGGTGAGTCATTAGCCGATAGAACAATGGACTTACAATTAATTAAATCTACCATTACAAGACAAATGTTAGATAACTTATACCTTACTAATAACTATCGTGTAGGTGCCGTAGAAGGCCAAGTTAATTTAGATGACTTACTAACCTCAACAGCAGGTGGTGTTGTTCGCATAAAAAATCCTAACGCTCTAGTACCAATGACTGTACAATCTAGTGCTGGTCAATCTTTCCCTATGCTTGAATATTTAGATTCTATACAAGCAAAAAGAACTGGAGTGAGTGAAGCTAGTCAAGGATTAGATCCAAATATATTACAGAATGTAACAGCTACAGCAGTAGCAGCTATGTCAAGTGCAGCAGGTGGCAAAATAGAATTAATAGCTAGAATATTTGCTGATACAGGAATGACAACTTTAATGAAAGGCATATTGCAATTGATATGTAAGTACCAACAAAAAGAACGCATTATTAAAGTAAACAATAAGTTTGTACCTATGAATCCAAGAGAATGGGATACAGAATACAATGTAACAGTAAACGTAGGATTAGGCACAGGTAGTAAAGCAGAGCAATTAGGTGTAATGCAAATGGTTCTGGATAAACAAGAACAGATGTTAACTCAATATGGCCTATCTAATCCATTAGTAAGTTTAAAACAATATCGAGATACGTTAGCTAAATTTGTAAACATGGCAGGGTTCCAAGATGAGTCTGGATTCTTAAAAGATGTTACTCAAGAACAATCAGATCAATTAGCACAGCAACAAGCACAAAACCCACAATCTGACCCTAACACCGAAGCAGCTAAAATACTTGCACAAGTAGAACAAGAAAAAGCACAAATGAAAATGCAGTCAGATATGGCTAAATTAGAAATAGAAAAACAAGAGTTAGAATTAAAAGTACAAAGAGAAATGCTAGAGTTACAACAAAAAGAAGTTCAGTTTGAAAAAGAAATGGCATTAAAAGAAATGGAGTTAGCTCAAAAAGCTAGTAATGATGCAAGTAAAAATAATATAAATGAGTCTAAAGAACTTATAAATGCTTTAGATAAAATTAGTAATGTTGCTAGTAGATAATGGATAGACAAGCAGAAATAAAAAGCGTATTAAATACTCAATCATTTCTTGATGAAATAAAAGAGATGACTAAAGAGTGTTACGCAGAAATAGAAAATTCTAGTCCAGAAGATATAGCTATAAGAGAAAGTGCATATCAAAGGATCAGAGCAATACATAGCATGATGACTAGACTTCAATCAGTCGTAGATAGCGATATGATTAAGGATAAATCATGGACAATATTATAGGCATTTAGCCTGTATGGTAAAGCCACACCTAGATGGCAATTAAGGAAATACAATGAGTGAAGAAACCACGACTTCTACACCAGTAGAAAGTGGCGACAGTCCAATAACAATGTCAGAAGCAGCGTCTGCATTTGAAGGTATGTTGTCCACACCAGAGGACTCTAACGAGCAACCAACTGAACAGGAAGAAGATACACAAGAAGCAGAGGTAGAAGAAACTGAGGTCGAAGCTGAAGCTGAAGAAACTGAAGAAGTTGAATATGCTGAAGAAGAAACCGAAGATGAATCCGAGTATGAAGAAGAAGAAGTAGTTGAGGAAGAACAAACTTTCACTATTAAAGCAGCAGGTGAAGAAAAAGAAGTTACCCTTGATGAGCTTAAAAAATCATATCAACTCGGCTCTGATTATACTAAAAAGACTCAAGAAGTAGCTGAACAGCGTAAAGTCATTGAGCAAGAAGCTAAAGCTATTATTGAGGCTAGACAAGTTAGAGATGACTATGCTCAAAAACTTCAGGCAGTAGAACAATTCTTAACTGGTACTAATGACAAACCAGAAGATTTAGCTGCTATGAAAGAGAACGACCCAATAGGATATGCAGTTAAGGTCGCAGAAATGACCGAAAAGAAAGAACAATTACAAGCTGTGCAATCTGAACAACAACGCATTGCTGAAGAGCAAAACGCAGTTAGGGCAGATGAAATGCAAAAGTTTGTAGCTAATGAAGCAGTTAAACTAGCAGAAGCCTATCCAGAGTTTTCAGACAAGTCCAAAGGCGAACAAATCAGAAATGAAATTCGCAACTATGGAAAAAAAGTCGGTTTTACAGATCAAGAATTATCATCTGTTATAGACCACCGACAAGTTATTGTGTTACAGAAAGCAGCACAATGGGATAAACTTCAAGCATCTAAATCAGGTGTAAAAAAGAAAGTCGCAAAAGCACCTAAGATGGTTAAATCTGGAGCCAAAGTAAAACAATCTGTAACCGATAAACAGAAAAAACAACAACGAAGGCTAATGCAAACTGGTGATGCCAGAGATGCAGCAGCTTTATTTGAAAACTTTATTTAAGGAATAATAATTATGGCTTCATTTCATACTTATCAAGCAATTGGTATGCGTGAGGATTTATCCAACACCATATACAACATTGCTCCGACAGAAACTCCTGTAGTTTCTTCTATCGGAAAAACAAAAGCAACAGCTACTCTACATGAGTGGCAAACAGATACACTAGGTGCAGCAGCTAACACAGCTCTTGTCGAAGGTGCAGATGCAGCAGCATTTACAGCAGTACCTACAGTTCGTGCTACTAACAGAACTCAAATCATGGGTAAAACAGTAAACATTACTGGCACTCTTGATGGAGTTGATAAAGCTGGTCGTAAGACAGAAACAGCTTATCAATTAGCTAAAGCTGGTCAAGAACTAAAACGAGATATTGAATTTGCTATTCTTGGTAATGTTGCTCCAGTAACTTCGGCAGCAGCTACAGCACCAAAAATGGCTTCTATTCAAACTTGGATTAGAACGAACTACACTACAGTAGGTACAGTAGCAGCAGGTGCTCCAGCAGCTCCAGCAGCACCTCCGGGTTCAGCAATTAGAACTAAAGCAGCAGCTGGTAACACAGCAGCGTTTACAGAAGCATCTTTAAAAACTGCTATGAAAGCAGCGTTTAATTCAGGTGGTACTCCAACTATGTTAGTTGTTCCACCAAACCAAAAAGTTAAAGTATCAGCTTTTGCTGGTATTGCAGCTAATCGTGTTTCTACACCTAATGCAGGTACTACTACAAAAGCAGCGGCTATCGTTGGTGCGGCTGACGTGTACCTCAGCGATTTTGGTA